GTTCGGATGAGAACTAGTCATGACGGCTGAAATAGGCTCTATCGGGCTGCAATCGGTTGAGGGAGGGGTAACAGAACCAAGAAAAGGCTCGCAAGTGCCTAGAATTCGCTCAAAGCCGCTTGATCTGCCTACTAGGGGCGATGAGATGATCCAGTTCTGCATAGATATTGGGATGCCGCTGCTTCCTTGGCAGGAATTACTGGCTAGAGACTGCCTTCGCTATAAGCCAGACGGTCGATGGGCGCACCCCCTTATTGGCATCATGCTTCCTAGGCAACAGGGCAAAAGTACATTTATGGCGCTTCGGATCCTGTTTGGAATCTACGTTCTGGGCGAGAAAATGCACCTAGCCACAGCTCATAAACTTACAACATCGAGCGAAATCTTTTTTAAGGTAGGAGAGATAATCGATAACTCAGCGCTACTTATGGATAACTTTGCTAAGAAGTACGAGTCCAAGGGATCGCAAGAGATTCGGTTTAAGAATAAAGCCCGGTATTTAATCCGAGCAGGAAATTCAGCCGCTCGAGGTATTGCTGCTCCAGATGTAATCCATATTGACGAATTGCGAGAGTTTGATACTGAAGATGTCTGGTCATCGATGCGATTTACGCAGATGTCTAACTCCAACCCGCAGGCTTATGTCTATTCAAATGCTGGCCACGCTAATTCGGTGCTACTGCATAAGTTTAGGGAACGCGGTTTAGCAGCTAGTGAAGGTGCAGAGGATTCTATTGGTTGGTTCGAATGGAGCGCTGAGCCAGGAGCCGAGATCACCGATAAAGAGGCTTGGTATCAGAGCAATCCATCTTTAGGCCACACAGTCCACGAGGACAATATCAAGGACAGCCTTTCAGACCGAGAGGATATTTTCCGTACCGAGATATTGTGTCAATTCGTGTCGATGATCAATCCTGTTATATCAGAAGCAGAATGGAAAAAATGCAAGTCGGATGATCTGCCAGAACTTGATGTCGAGAAGGATACTTGGATGGCAATAGATTTAAGTCCAGACAGAAAACACGCTTCACTCGTTGCTGGTCAAAGGATTGACGGCAATCGATTTATGGTTAGCCTGCTTCACACTTGGTTTAACCCGGTCAACCTTGATGATCTAGAAATGGCTAACGATATTGCTTATTGGGTTCGCAAGTTCCCAGTTAATGCCGTTGCATACTCCAAGTCCACCGCTTCAGCAGTTGCCGCTCGATTGGCTCCAGCAGGAATCCCAATTCACGAGGTCAACAGCCAGGAATATCAACAAAGTTGCGATGAATTCGTTTCAGCCGTTTCATCAATGCGACTAGCTCACTCAGATCAAGAAGAATTAACCAAGCAGGTTTTATCGGCGGTAAAATTAACTCGAGGCGATGGCGGATGGGTAATGGGTCGCAAAGCATCTGGAATAGTTTGCGGCGCAGTTGCTTCAGCAATGGTGACTCACTTTGCAACACGCGGAGAATCTGAAGTGGACATTCAAATAGGGTAATGTCTAGGCAATAGCGTATAATATGTCCAATGGGAATCAGGGACTTATTTACAACGCCAAAGCCTGCAATCGAAGTAACAGTCGATGCCGCTTCAACTCCTGCACCTTTCAATAACACAGCTTCTTTCAATCCTTTCGTATTCACCCAATCCGTAGCATCACGTCAGCAAGCAATGGCCGTTCCGACTATCGCTCGTGCCAGAAATATAATCTGCTCAACACTTGCTGCTTTACCACTCGAGCAATATTCAAAACTCGATGGCTCTCACATGGCAACTCCAGGAGTTATCAACCAACCAGATCCACGCGTTCCAGGTTCAGCAATCTATGCCTGGCTTGCAGAAGATTTACTCTTCCATGGGGTTGGGTATGGCCAAGTTTTAGAGCAATATGGGGAGACAGGAAGAGTTCGCGCTTGGACTCGCGTTGCACCAGATCGCGTAACAGTAAAGTTAAACAGCAATCAAACTGAGATCGTAGGCTATCAAGTAGACGGTTCAGTCGTTCCTACAAATGGCGTAGGTTCGTTAGTCGTATTTTACGGACTTGATGAAGGCTTACTTAATCGCGCAGGTCGCACAATTCGGGCTGCACACGCGCTAGAACAAGCTGCTGAAACCTTTGCTAAAGAGCCAGTACCTCTGCAAGTTTTAAAATCTAATGGAACTAATCTTCCAGCAGAACGCATATCTAAACTTCTTGAATCTTGGAGAACTGCTCGCCTTACTAAATCAACCGCGTTTCTAAATGCGGATGTTGAATTGCAAGCGTTGGGCATCGATCCAGCCAAACTACAGCTCAATGAAGCTCGTCAATATGTCGCTCTGGAATTGGCTCGCGCTTGCAACCTTCCTGCATATTTCGTAAGCGCTGAAACAACCAGCATGACTTACTCAAACAGCGTTTCGGAACGACGTTCCCTAATCGACTTCTCGATGAAACCGATCCTTGCGAGTATCGAGCAGCGCCTTTCAATGCCGGACTTTTGCCCGTCAACTGGTGAGATCCGTTTCTCACTCGATGAATTCTTGCGTTCAGATGCATTACAACGCGCTCAAGTTTATGAAATCTTAAATCGTATCGGCGCAATGAGCGTTGAGCAGATTAGAGAAGAAGAAGATCTGATCGACAATAAGGAGAGAAGCTAATGAAGATAACTATGCCAGTTGCTATTACAGCAGCAGATGCAGAGTCTCGAATCATCGCAGGCCGTATCGTTACCTGGAATGCTGAAGGCAATACCTCAGCAGGTCGCACAATGTTTGAAAAAGATTCAATCAAGATGTCTAAGAACACTAAGTTGGTTCTTCAGCATGACGTAACACGCCCTCTTGGAAAATTGGTTTCCTTTGAACAAGATGAAATGGGCATTACAGCAGAATTTAAGATCGCCAAGACAACAGCAGGAAACGATGCACTAGAAGAAGCCGCAACTGGCCTTCGTTCTGATTTTAGCGTTGGAGTAGATGTTGAAGATTGGGATAACAAGGATGGCGTTATGGCTATAAGCGCATCCAACTTAATTGAGGTCAGCCTAGTCACCGATGGTGCAATACCGGGCGCAGAGGTCGCAAAAGTAGCGGCCGTAGAAAATGAAGTTTCTGAGACATCTCAGGAAGAAACACAATCAACCACAGAAGGAGAACAAGTGTCAGACACTACCGTTCCAGAAGTTGCTCCTGCCGCAGAAACGGTAGAGGCTGCAAAGGTTGAAGTTAAGGCTGCAACAGCACCTTACATTTCAACTACTGTTCGTAACCCAATCGTTGATAAGGCTTCTTATCTCGAGCACTCAGTTCGCGCAAAGTTAGGTTCAGAAGAATCTCGCATGTATGTTGCAGCAGCAGCAGACACAACAGATAACGCTGGCCTTGTACCAACACGCCAACTAACCGAAGTTATCAATGGCATCTCAAACGCAGATCGTCCAATCATTGACTCAATCTCACGCGGCACATTGCCAGATGCAGGTATGTCATTCGAAATCCCAAAGATCACAGTTGCTCCAACAGTTGCAGTAGCATCTGAAGGCGGAACACCATCAGAAACAGATCAGAATGCAGCATTCGTTTCTGTACCAGTTCAGAAATTTATTGGACAACAGACATTCAGCCTTGAATTGCTTGATCGTTCATCTCCAGCATTCTTTGCAGAACTCGTACGCCAAATGGAATTTGCATACGCAAAGGCTACAGATATCGCAGTTGGAACCGCTTTAATTACAGGTGGAACAGACGGCGGAAACCGCGCAGCACTTACAACAGGCGCTCTAGTAGCTGACTTCGTTTCAGATGCAGCAGTTTCAATCTACAAGAACACTCTTGGATTCGCACAGAACATCGTCGTATCTCCAGAGCAATGGGGCGCTCTAATGGGCTTGGTCGATACTGCAAATCGCCCAATCTTCACACAGACAATCAACCCACAAAACGCAGGCGGAGATTTAACTGCAACATCAGTTCGCGGAAACCTACTCGGACTCAACCTACGCGTTTCACGTAACCTAACAGACACAGCAGGACTAGGCGATAACACATTAATCGTTACTAATCCAGATGCTTACACATGGTACGAATCACCACGCCTATCACTCCAGACAAACCTCATCTCATCAGGTCAGGTTCAAGTTGGATACTACGGTTATGGTGCAGTCGCTACTAAGTTGGGTGCAGGCGCATACCGTTTCATGGTTGCGTAATTAATTAACTAATCATGGGGGGGCTGCTGCTCCCGGTGGCTCCCCCAGTCGTTTAATAGAGAGGATGTAGAGATGGCAACAATCGTAACCGTAGCTGAACTAAGGTCAATTCTTGGCGTCTCTACAGCCCTTTATAGCGATGCATATTTAACAGATGTAATCGATACAGCAGAATCAGTTATCTTGCCTATGCTGGTCAAGTACGCTTCACCAATAGCGCGTGTTCAATTAGAGGACAACATCGCCTATTACACAGTTCTAGGCAACAACAATTTTTCAACGGGTCAGAGCGTAGTCATTACAGGATGCGGCTCCCCGTTCAATGGCACTTTTACAATTTTAGAATCTAGCAATTACGATGTCGACACATTCATTGTAAATTCAAATGCTCGCATATTCGTCGATGGCGTTTACAGAGAGTTCGACGGTTATTTCACAGTAGCTCTTACAAACGCAGACATCGCCGAAAGAAACGTCATTCCTTCAGGGCTTGCAACCCTCTCAGGCGCAGCAACTTATGTAGGAAACAGCGCAGTCGAGTCAGCAGTCCTAGCCGTTTCAGTAGAAGTATTTCAGTCTCGTATTGCTCCAGGCGGCCAGATCGAGGGCGTAGACTTTACAACCGTAAGCCCATACCGCTTAGGCCGTAGCCTGTTCAATCGAGTGTCAGGACTTCTCGGGCCGTTTATCGATACCGATTCAATGGTGCAGTAATGCCAGCATCAACGATCCTAGATACAGTCCGTCAGCCTTTAGCAACAGCCTTCGCAAACGTGGCAGGCAATGTCTACGCCTACGTTCCAGAGGCTCCGATGGTTCCTTTCGTAGTGACTGTGCCGGATTCACCGTATCTTGAATTAGAGACAATCGGCAAAACCACACTCCACACTAAAATTAACCTTGTAGTCTCAGTCGCAGTTGCATATAACAGCAACCCAGCATCGCTCGACAATCTCGAGCAGCTAGTCATAAGTGTTCTGAAAGTGATCCCAGTTGGGTACACAATCGGATCGGTTGAAAAACCAACGGTTACTCAGGTCGGCCCTTCCAATGTTTTGGTGGCAGATATCAGAGTTTCTACCTACTACACACAAACAAACTAAGGATAAA